ATCGTCACCGGCAACACCCTCGTGTTCGCCGGGAAGAAAGCCCTAAAGGTCTACCCGCTAGACCGCTACGTCGTCGACCGTGACGGCGAAGGAACAGTCCTGGAAATCATCACTAAAGAGGTGGTGGATCGCTCCCTGTTGCCTGCGGAGTTCCAGAAACAGGACAAGCAACCCAACGCAGTAGGAGAAGACGGCCCGAAGCTGGGTGTCGCCTACAGCAGCAAACACAACGATGCAGAGGTCTACACCTGCGTGAAGCTCGAGGATGGCCAACACAGATGGCACCAAGAGTGTGACGGAAAACTAATTCCAGGCTCTCAGTCCACTAGCCCCCTTAAGCACACCCCATGGCTCCCCCTCCGCTTCAATGTGGTCGGAGGTACCGGCAGCGAAAGCTACGGCCGTGGCCGTGTCGAGGAGTTCTTCGGCGATCTCACATCGCTCAACGCTCTGACCCGTGCAATGGTCGAGGGCTCTGCAGCAGCGGCAAAGGTGGTGTTTATGGTCAGCCCCTCGGCGACTACCAAACCACAATCACTAGCCAAAGCTCACACTGGCTCGATAATCCAAGGCCGTGCTGAGGACGTCAGCGTGGTCCAGGTGGGCAAGACCGCCGACTTCGCGACTGTTCAGCGGATGATCGCCGACCTGACCCAACGGATCAGTGACGCCTTCCTGATCCTGAATGTCCGCCAATCGGAGCGCACCACGGCCACTGAGGTCAACCAGACCCGCATGGAACTCGATCGGCAACTTTCGGGAATCTATGGCGCTCTGACTGTTGAGCTTCTCAATCCTTATCTCAACAGAAAACTGCACCTTTTGCAGCGCAAAAAGCAGCTCCCTTCTTTACCTAAAGGGTTGGTGATGCCGACCGTGGTGGCCGGCCTGGGCGGTGTTGGCCGTGGTGAGGACCGGGCCGCCTTGGTGGAGTTCATGCAAACCGTGGGCCAAGCCATGGGGCCTGAAGCCCTGGCCCAGTTCATTGACCCCACAGAGTTCCTGAAACGGCTTGCAGCTGCATCAGGTATCGACACGCTCAACCTGGTCAAGTCACCCGAGACGATGGCCGAAGAAGCCCAACAAGCTCAGCAAACAGGCCTCATGCAATCCCTGGTGGGACAGGCCGGCCAGCTGGCAAAAAGCCCAGTAGGCGAACAACTACTCCAACAAGCAAATGACGGACAAGAAGCCGGCCCCCCGCCGCAAGCGGGCGCGGACCTCTGACGGCCAGTTCAAGGCCAATGACCCAACCACCCCGGTAAATGACGCTTGGCTGCCAGAAGAACTCGAACCAGCCAAGGAGATCGACTACAGCATCAAGCCAAAGGTCAGCCCGACCAGTTCAGCTGGTAAGTATGACAAAAACGCCAAGCCCAAAGTACGCCCACGCCAAGGCGTGAGAGTTATCGAATACTGAAAACATGCCACGCGAATTCGACCCAACACCCGAGCGCTCTGATGAATCAAAGGCTGCTGAGCAGGCAGCCCTAGAAATCGGTGAAAAGCTTGCAGAAGCTGCACAAGAGGACAAGGAACGCCAGTTCCAACGCGCTGAGGAGTCAAACGAGCTCATCGGCGGTAAGTTCCGCAGCCAGGAAGACCTCCTGAAGGCCTACCAAGAGCTTGAAAAGAAACAGTCCCAAAGCCAAGAAAATGAGCCTGTAGAGGACAAAGAAGAGCCTACGGAGGAGGAGACCCCCGAGGTGCCACCAACTGAGGCTACGCTGACCAGGGCTTCTGAGGAGTACGCCAATGGCGAGCTCTCAGACGAGACCATCGAAGAGCTCAGCAAAATGGACTCCAAAGACCTGATTAAGGCTTATGTGGAGTTCTACAGCAAGAACCAACAGCAAGTGGCTGTGCAAGTTGAAGCCCAGTCAATCTATGACTCGGTGGGTGGTGAATCTGCCTATCAGTCGATGGTCCAGTGGGCAGCTTCAAACCTTTCACAAGATGAGATCGACTCATATAACGAAGTGACCAGTGGTGGCAGTGCCGCTGCAGTTAAGTTTGCAGTGGAAGCTCTTAACAATCGCTACAAAGCGGCTGAAGGCTACGAGGCCCCAATGGTCACGGGCTCTAAGTCCGCACCGAGGGTGCAGGGCTACAGAAGCCACGCGGAGCTGGTGGCAGATATCGGGGATCCTCGATATGAACGAGACCCAGCATTCCGCGCTGACGTTGAAGAAAAGCTCTCCAGGAGCCCAGACTTGCTCTGATTAAAGTACGTTCATCCCTACAGAGGGACGGGATACCCAAGGCTGGAACGCGCATGGGATTATCTTCTTTAATCATGTCTGTTACCCTCACCTATCGCGGCGTTAAGTACATCAAGCGCGTCCGCTGATTGCCCACCCGAGGCATCTAATATCGGCACTTCCGGTTGTATAACCCGAAGGATGGTTTAAGGAACCCCTGTCCGGAAAGCGGGGGTGTCTGACAGAGCTGGTGCGAAGGGAGGTTCGATTCCTCCCCTGTCTTTTGGGCGCGTCCGACCCTTATTTCGGCGACAATCGATTGTGTTACAACCTAGGTCTAAATAAGATTTAACCAAAGTAGGAGGAAGCCCTGTACGCAGGACAACTTTCACTGAAAAGGAAATGATCGCTAAGACCGACCATTCATCCCTTCTACTTTTAGAAAAGTGGCAAACATTGCAAACATTGTCGGCCAAAACGCCGTCAATAATAGTGACATTACAGGCGCTAATTACGCGACTAAATACGCTACTGCGCTGAAGGTTTTCAGTGGCGAGGTGTTCAACGCCTTCAACTCTGCATCGATCTTCAAGGGTCTTGTTCGCAGCTATGATCTGCGTGGAGCGAAATCAAAACAGTTCTTGCTGACTGGTAAGCTCAGTGCGGGCTATCATACACCTGGGACCCCTATTCTTGGGGACGCTGGTATCAAGAGCAATGAGAAAACAATCGTCATGGACGACTTGCTCGTTGCTAGCCAGTTTGTATACGAGCTTGACGAAATTCTCAGCCAGTGGTCAGCCAGAAGCGAAATCAGTAAGCAAATTGGCGAGGCCTTGGCCAAACATTACGATGAGCGGATTGCTCGTGTTTTGACTCTCGCTTCTGCTGAAGCTTCTGCTGTTACCGGTGAGCCTGGTGGCTTCCGTGTGCAGCTTGGTGCTGGTAACCAGTACAACGCTCAGGCACTTGTGGACGGCTTCTTCGAGGCCGCCAGTGTCCTCGACGAGCGCAACGCTCCTCAGGAAGGCCGCGTGGCTGTGCTGAACCCCCGTCAGTACCACTCGCTCGTGTCCTCTGTGGACACCGGAATCCTGAACCGCGACCTGGGCTCCACTCAGGGCTCCCTGAACAGCGGTGAGGGCCTCTACAGCATTGCCGGTATCTCAATCCGGAAGAGCACTTGTGGTCTTCTTTTCCACCGTGAAGCAGCTGGCGTTGTCCAGTCTATTGCTCCTTCTGTGGAGACAACTTCGGCGGACTTCAGGGTCCAATATGCCGGTGATTTGATTGTCGGGAAGCTCGCTATGGGGTGTGGTTCTCTCCGCACTTCTGTGGCTGGTGCATTCTTGAACACCTGATATTTATACCCCTGGAGCCTTCATTTAGGCTCCTCGGGGCTCCCCATTCCCTAGAAAACTAATGGCAACAAAACTAACGAAACTGGCCGCTGTCAACGTCGTTCTTTCCAATGTGGGACAGGCTCCTGTCACTACAATTGATAATGACAACCCTATGGTTGTTATGGCTGCAAACGTGTTGGATGAGGTCACAAACTCAGTGCAATCTGAGGGTTGGACCTACAACACTGAGCGGGCCTACCCTTTCACTCCAGACACAGCTAAGAAGATTGCAATTCCTGCCAACGTACTCCAACTAGATTCTAGCCGCACGTCTCGTTTAGATGTAGTTATCCGCGAAGGCAAACTATATAACAAGCGTGACCACACCTATAACTTTGATGATCAAGTAAAAGCTGATGTCATCTGGTTAGTTGAGTTCGATGACATGCCTGAAGCATTTAAGCAATATGTCACTATGCGTGCTGCTAATTTGTATGCAGGCCGTGCTGTTGGATCTAGCGAAGCTGTCAGGTTTGGCGAGCGGGAAGAAGCGCAAGCTCGTGCAGCAATGCTTGAGTATGAAACAGAGCAAGGTGATTACAACTTCCTTGGTACTGAAGACAACCTCAATATCCCCTCCTATCGACCCTTTGATGCCGCATATCGGTTCTGATTCTTATGGCAGCTATTTCACAGAAAATCCCAAATCTATTGGGTGGGGTCTCGCAACAACCTGATCCCGTCAAGCTGCCTGGTCAAGTGCGAGCAGCTGAAAACGTTTACCTGGATCCGACCTTTGGATGCCGCAAACGTCCTGGGTCTGAATTCACTGCAGAGCTAGCAACTGGCATACCTCCTGAGGCTAAGTGGTTTCCTATCTTCCGAGACAACAATGAACGGTACGCCGTTTGTATGTATCGAGATACCAGTGGCTTCCGCCTACGTGTGTGGGACCTTAACACTGGAACTGAGCGGACAGTAACACTTGGTAGTTCAGCCACTACATATTTTTCAGATGCAGAAGGTGATGACGTCACTAATTTGACTATTGCTGACTATACGCTTCTAGCAAACAGAAATACTCAGGTGACCATGTCGTCTGATGAATCTACTGTAAGTGATAACGAGGCATTAGTAGTAATTAATCAGGTTTCATACAACACTACCTACAACATTGATATCAATGATGCTGGTGCATCCCCCTCTAAAGTTTATCAAGCTTCAGGTATCGAGGTAGTCCCCGGCTCGTATGAAGTAAAAGACGGTGGTGTCTGCTCAGCAGTGGGTGCTCAAAACTACTCTGTAACCCACGCAACTGATTCGAGTAAAACGGGCCTTCAGTTCAGACTTGTCAATCAATGCTCTGCTCACCTTGTAGGCGGCAACTACACAGAATATAAAATCCAAGAAGTTAGGGTCGTCAATGAGGCCAGTCGCCCTACTTTTGATAACCTTGATGTTTATGGGGATGGCACCCTTATACTTAGAGGACTTACGTCTTATGGTCGTGGTAGGTCCTACAGAGTATATGTAAAAAGTTCAAAGTTCGGCTTCCGCGATAATAACCCACGTGGAGATCACGTCACTTTGTCGAATGGCGTTGTTATTAGAATTGTTCGAACAACAAAACGTATTGAGTCAGATGCACACTACCGCTCACGCTACCAAGCTGATGCAATCCTTCAAAATGGTGGCTCTGGCTGGCGTAAAGGCGACACTGTCCAAGTAACGTTGCAAGGTAAAACTTTCACAGTCCGAGTTACTAAAGAAAGGTTTACTTATGCTTATAACAGTCTAGGTACCGCAACATTTACAACGCCAGCGGATACATCGTCTGGAGCATTAAACTTATCGCAAGTTACAACAAACCTTACTGGCGACATCAACAACCTTTCTGGTTTTACAGCTGAGAATGTTGGTCCTGTAATTAAAATCACTCGTTCAAGTGGTGGTGATTTTAACGTCTCGACACGTGGTGGTACTGTCAATAGTGCTATGCGAGCTATCAAAGGGTTTGCTCGTGATATTTCCAAGCTACCCGAGCAAGGCTGGGATGGCATGGTGTTGAAAGTATCTAATACTGAAGAGGCTGAAGCTGATGATTACTACGTTAAATTTACTACGCAGGCTCCTGGTGTCCCAGGTGCTGGTAGTTGGGAAGAAACGGTAGCCCCTGGTATCAAAACAAATCTGAACACCTCCACAATGCCTCACGCGCTTGTCCGTCAAGCTGATGGGACATTTACGCTTGATGCTCTTACGTCAACCTCTGCATTAGGTGGATGGGAAGGCCGTGAAGTGGGTGATGAAACCAGCAACCCAGAGCCGTCCTTTGTTGGACGGACTATTAACGATATGTTCTTCTTTAACAATCGTTTAGGTTTCCTTTCTGAGGATGCTGTGATCATGTCTCAGCCGGGTGATTATTTCAATTTCTTTGTGAATTCTGCGATCGCTGTTAGTGACGCAGATCCGATTGATATGACCGCTAGCTCAACTAAGCCAGCTATTCTTAAGGCTGCTGTACCGTCACCTAAAGGTCTGATTCTATTTGCAGAATTCAGTCAATTTCTGATGAGCTCGAATGAGATAGCATTTTCGAGCGCTACTATTCAGATGAAAGAGATCTCGAACTATTTTTATAAATCTAAAGTTCGGCCACTCAATTCTGGCGTAAGTGTTGCATTTGTTTCAGAGAGTGCAACATATTCAAAGGTAATGGAGATGGCTATCGATTCTGTAGATAACCGACCGGTTGTTGCTGATATTACACGAGTAATCCCTGAGTACCTTCCTAATGGTTTTGAATGGGGCGAGGTCATGCCAAATAATAATATGATGTTATTTGGCGACAAAACCCCTACTGTCTATGTTTTCAAGTTCTTTAACCAAGGTGATGAAAGGCAGCTAGCTGGGTGGACTAAATGGGAGTATCCAGGCTCAGTTGACATGTTCGCAACTGAAGATGATCTCTCCTATATTATCCTGAAAGCAGGAGATGATAAACATATTCTCGTTAAATCAGAACTGGTAGATGATCCTGATGAAGCTCCTATTGACGTTGGTTTTTCAAAGTTCACGCCTCGTCTCGATGCTTCTGTTGCTGGATCTACGCTAACAACTTCTGTTGAAGATGCTCTCAATACTAGAATTATTGTTCCTGATAGCATCTTGTTCTTCGAGGCAACCTACAATGTGGTTGTGACCTCAGGTAATTTTAGGTCTACATTCCGTAGGGTTTTCCCAGAGTATGATTCTGTAAACAACAACTACTATGTCATTGTAAATACAGATCTACTTACTGCTGACTGGGTGCTGGGGGTTCAATACACCGCAACTGTGACACTGCCTTCTATTTTCACAACTCAAGAAGGTAAAGCTGACCGTGTAAACGTTCCCACTGTCACGTTGCTCCACCTGGATCTCTACTACTCAGGTCGATATGAAATCATCATCGACAAGCTCGGATATAACCAACAACAGTTAGACGCAGACATGACGCGCTCTAACGTTTATGACGCAGACGAAGCACCTATAAATGAGATTTCTACGCAGACCATACCTGTGATGAGTCGCGGAGATATTGTAAAAACCACCATCAACGCTCTCGACCCATTCCCCTCAGCCATTACTGGTTATAGCTGGGAAGGTCATTACAACAACCGAGGCATTACGCCTATCTAATGAATCACATCCGCACTGCCACTGTGCAGGACGCGGTGCAAGTTGCCAAAAATCTTCGACCAGAAGATCGCCAAGAAATCGAGGGTTTGGGCCACTCGCCTATAGCCCTCGTTTTCAGTGTTCTCATAAGCGACGTTGCGGTCTCCTTCTTTAATACTGAAGGCGAGATCGCAGGCGTTGCTGGGATTGTTAAGGAGTCCGATATCAAGGGTCAAATCTGGATGATTTGTACGCCTGCTGTCGAACTAAACCCACACACATTTGTACGCCATGCAAAACGTTGGCTTAAACAAGAACAGCGCAACTATCGCCTCCTCTGGAACCTTGCAGACGCCAGGAACCTGTATCACCACAAACTACTGCGGATGCTCGGTTTTAAGGCTATCAGGTCTGTTCCTAGTGGTCCGCAACACCTGCCCTACTTAGAAATAGTAAAACTATGTGTGTAGTAACCGCTGGCGCCACTGCAACTGTGGCGGCCAAATCAGCAGCCTTAGCCACAAATATCGGACTCGCGATTAGCGCAGTTAGCACTGTCGCTAGCATTGCTCAAGGTCAGCAAGCAGCCCAGATGCAGGCCGCCCAGGCCCGCACTCAAATGGAGATGCAAACACGCCAAAGGGCTGAGAGTGCTCGACTTGCTAATCAACGGGCTTTGACGGAACAGCAAGGCCGAGTGAGAGAGGAGCAAGCTTCTACACTTGCCTACTACAAAAATCTCGACAATTTTAATAAAGCTGTCAATAAAACTTATGTACAAGAGCAGGCAAAAAGAGAAGATGCACGGGTAAAAGCTTCATTCAAATCACAGGCAATTCTTGCTAAGTCAATTGGCACACAAGGTAAAATCCTTGCTTCTGGAGCAACTGGTCAGTCTGTAGGTTTGCTGTCTCTTGACGCTGACCGCCAGGCAGGGTTTGCACAAGCTCAGCAGAATGCTTCTGTCGAAAGTGCAGATCTTCAAAGCGCTATCGCACAAGACATTGCATTTGATCAAGCACAAAGTGCTGCAAATCAGGCCTTTAGCCGGACCTCAGCACCCACGCAAGCTCCGATTCTGGATCCCTATGGACTTGCAGGCTTAGAAATCCCCTCTTTCGCATAAGAAATGGCTCGTATTTATACCTCTGAGCAATATGGTGATAACTACGAAAGTTCTCTCCAGAGCCGTGGCTTTAATCCTATTGCTGCTATTGACACTTCCAACCAGGAAGCTCAACGTACAAAACAACAAGTAGCGAATGTAAACCGTGAGATTCAAATCAATCAACGGGATCAAGCTCTAGAATCTGCTGTTCTTAATGCTCAGCAAGCAGTTGAACGAGCAAATTTAAAAGCTCAACAGACCACTGTTAAGGGTCTTCTCGCTCTTTCTCAAACTGCTGTAAAAGCCGCAAAATTACGTTTTGAAGAGCAGAATGAAGCTGAGTTATATCAACGTGAACTAGACGCATACTACAACAGCCCTCTAGATGGTTATTCGCTCGGTGAAATCTCACCTCAAGCTCAAGAGGCTGCGGATAGTGCAGCTTTGTTCAGTGAGCAGCAAATTGCCATTGGTCAAGCAACTGTCGAAACTGCAGAAGGGGATAAGGGCTTACAGCAAGAGCTGCACCTTCCTGCACAAAAGCAAGGCATTACTGTAAACGTTCAGCGCCAAAACGGATACCAAGCTTCCCAAAGCATTGGCGTCTTCTTGAACGAGTTCATGAATAGCGATGTTGTCATCGTCCGTCCAGACGGGACAACCTTCACTCCTAGAACAGCAGAGACAGAAGCAGATCTTCGTGCTGCCGATGCTATCGCAAAACGTGAGTTCGCTACGTCTGCTGGAATCGAATTCATGAACCGAGCTGTGGTTCAACGCAATTTGATTCCTGCAACAGCTAGGGCTTCTGATGCAATTATCCGTGAGCGTCTACAAAACATCCGCGCTGCCCAAGAGCAGGAAGCCTTAGACAACGTCAATGGTGCTGTGATTGATGGAGTCCTTGCTGGCGAAAGCCCCGTAACCCTTTTTGAAGAAGCTTATGCAGGACTTGTCGGCGTAGGTGGCCGTACTAAGGGACAAGCATCTAAAGGTGCTTTGCAAAGTGTACTTACTGCTATCGAAGAAAATGGCAGCATGGCTGACTACGATGCCCTTGAAAAGCACACTCTTGCTACAGGTCACACCTTAGGTAAAGGTGCCACCGGACAATTGATCCGTGATTCTAAGGACAAATTCTTAGACCGCATTCACAACGACAACGTCCGTAGGGACCGCGTTAAAACTGAGACCCTTAACGGTTACAAGGAAGCCCGCTACCGCGAGTTGATCGAGGCAGGGGCTGATCCCGACAAGATCCGTGCAGTCGAAGAGAAGTACATCGGCTTAGCTCGTGAACTAGGTGGTAAGGACGCATTCGCTTTTGAGAAGGACATCCTCAGTGGCGGTACCTCTGACTCTGATGTTGCCTTCGACCTCCTCATGGACCAGGCGCAGCAAGGTCAACTCGATGAGGACGACGTCCGTGATGCTTTTGAGTCTGGGATCATCAACACTACTCAACACAGCGAGCTCAGCAAGCTTGTCGGCAATGAGGCCGCTGAACTTAAGAAGGCAATTCAGCCCTACGAATCTGACATCAAACGTCTGGCTAAGGCTGCTACTGAAGCCCGCTTCGGTTCAAATGAGAACCTCCTGGGTGGCTCTAGGGATGAGAACGCTGCTATCGAAGGTGATATCCAGCGCAGGATTACTCGAGAGGCTATGAACTTCATCCGCCTCAATCCCGAAGCAACGTCTGGTCAGATCTCCCAGTTTATTGAATCACGGCAGCAAGCTATTAGTACTGAAATCGAGAACGGGCAAAAAGGTGCCGAGGCGAATGGTGTCAAATATCAATACACGTTTAGCGAGACTCCATCGGTAAACTTGGCAAAGATGGTTTATCGAACAAGCGAAAAGACAGGTCGACGTATTCGTGACTTCCGAGGATTGAGCACGTTTGACTTTCAGCAAGCAAACTTCAATAATACTGATGATGACCAAACTAATAACTTTAATCCTGTTAGTGACATCATTTTTAACCGTAAAGAGCTTGAGCAGTACGCTGACCTTTACCGACAAGGTGGCGAGGCAGCCCTCCCCGACCGCGTCAAAGTTATTGCCGGTGCTATTGGAAACATGAGCCCCCGCGTTCTACTGGAACAACAGGGCCAGGCATACGGTATCAACGTAGACCTGAAGAGCTATGTACGCGAACAGCAATACAAAGGGATCCCCAGTCTGGCTGAACTCCCTACGCCTGAGAAACTCGAACAGGCGGCCCTAGATGTTATCGGAACTTATGAGTCCGACGGCGTTGGCGGTTATGACGCTGTGAACCAATATGGCGCCGATGATGGCCATTCAACTGGCAAAGAGCTGGGTATGTACTCAGGACGCTTTAGTCAGATGTCTCAGCATGGTGGCCGTGAGCTGACCTCTTTGACTATTCAGGAAATCATGGATCTTCAGTCTGATGATGGCTCTATGACGAATACTCAGTGGCGTGACCAAGGCCGCTTACACGCCGTTGGTCGTTATCAGTTTATCGGCTCAACTCTTCGCAGTCTTGTCGAGAAATCAGGCATCGATCCGAATACTCGGTTCGTGCCTCAAGTGCAAGATGCTTTAGCTCTTTATCTACTCCGTACTGCCACCAGTGGCATCGGTCAATGGGTAGGTCCCAAAACCTACGCATCAATGAACGAGAAAGCAATCGTAAGACACGCCCGGTTGCTTGAAACCGGCAATGCTACGAAAGCTCAGCTCGTCCGCATTGCAAAAATGTTCTCTTAAAGAGGCTCTGCGGGGTCTCATTTCTTAGATGACTCAGACTCCAAGTTTTGAAGGTCTTGACGACCTCGAATTGTCCAACCCTGAAATAGATGAAGCGGCTGCGGCTGCATCACTTGCAAAACAACAATCTGACTATCAACTGTCTCTGCCTCTTGCTATGCAGGAGGCGCAAGCCCAAGAAGAAGCTGAACAACAAAGAGAAAACGCATTAGCAGCTGAACGCCAAGAATACCTCGATGATCCTGAGCGGGAGGCTGAACGCCAGCGTGCCCGCGAAGGTGGCTTTATGGAGGATATCGCTGTTGGTGTCCGTGACTTTATTGACAACACCTTTCAAGGTGACCAACGCACACGCGAACAGATTGCTTCTGACCGTGCTGATGTTCGTGAAGAGGGCACTAGAAGGTTCCAAGAACGGCAGAGCGAGATCAACCAATCAGAAGATATCCTTGCTGAAGGTGTCCGTGCTGTTCTTGGTGGTCGTCTTGATGCAATCAATCAGACTCTAAATACTGGCGAACTTATCGGGGATACCGCCAAAACCTGGCTGGGCATTGCCTCGGAAGAAGACGACATCTATGGAGATGAATATGAGCGTGCAAATTGGAATTTTACTGTCAGTGAAAACCGCACTGCGATTGGCAAGTTAGTACGTGGTGGCTTCAAGCTGCACACTGCAATGTTTGGCCTTAAAAAGATCCCCGGCCTCGGAGCCTCGGGTCCCGCTGGCCGTACTTTTGCTGCCCGGGCGCAACGTCTTGCAGCTGCACAGCCACGCTCCATGCTGGCTGACTTGATCGTCACTGATTCAGAAGATGGCACCTTGGTTCAGCAGGCTGCCGAGTTGTTTGGCATTGAGCATGACTCTCCCGTCCTAGGTCCTCTCGTCGCCGCTATGAGCGTCGATGAGGGCAGCAACCCCTGGGAAGCAAAGCTCCTGGCAATGGCTGAAGGTGGTGTTCTTGGTTTGGGTGTAGATGCACTAGGCGAAGTCCTCGGTGCTATTCGCACTATGCGCCGTGCTGATAAGGCTTTCAAAAAGCGCAATACCAGCCTTACCGCACGTAAAGCTCACGCCGAAGAAGTTCTCGATCGTCACGTTAAAGAAGTACAGACCGAATTGGAGTCCATGAAAAGGGCTATCAGGGAGTCTGAAGAGATCCCTGACGGCATCTATCACGGAACTTACAGCAAAGGAAAGATCGAAGTTGGGGGCTTTAGGGTTTCTAGTGGAGGCTCTCATCCTCTTGGAGACGGTGTGTACTTCTCACCATCATCAGATCTCGCTAAAAAATACGGTCCAGAAGTCCTTGTCGGCCGTGCAGGTGATATCAAGCTCAAAACACTCTCCCTCGAAGAGCTCAAAAAGTATGTAGACATCGATGCTTTTGAGCAGCCAGGCGATGCTCTATCAAAGGTTTTTGCTAAGGATTTTGACGGTGTACGAGTTAAAGGCCTGTATGACAGTGACAACTCACTAGAGGAGATTGTCATCTTTGACCCGAAGGTGGCTGACCGTATTACAAGCCCCCGTGAAGTCGATACCTCTATTGACCCAGTTCAAACTGAACTCGACCTCACCGCAACAGGACCTCGGCAGCTAACTCTTGTAGATGCTGGCCTTGATATGACACCAGCCCAGACGCGCATCCTTCGTGAAACCCAGGATGTTGTCTATGGAGGCTCTCCTGATCGTGCCCCCCGCTTTGAAGTAGATGAAAAAGCTGCGCGAATTACGTCCAACACTGTTGAAGACGTAGCTGTAAGCCAGAAAGCTGTCGAAGGCTTCGAAGGAGCAACCAACGGACGATCTACTAAGTCACTCTTCACGGATGCAGCTGTCAAGAAAATGACAGCAGTAGCCTCGTCAGTTGAAGAAGCTGATGGTCTTAGGAGAACTTTAAGCGCACTCAACTCACGCATCGACGTGGATGAGATTTCCCGCCGACTTGGTCAAAGCAACGAAGAGACAATAGCCAAGTCCTTTAATGTCATTCGACGTTTTCTAGGTGCTGAGGAGCTTTCTGCTGAGGAAGCTCTAAAAACCTTTGACGACATGAAGGGCAGCATTGGTGATGAAACCTTTTTGTCGCGTGAAGGTATTTTTGCAGCTCGGACGATTATCACCGATCTGAGTATGCAGCTAAATGACCTAGCTGGTAACTCGCTCGATCTAGTTGCCTCTGGCCGTGAGCTACCACTTGCCCAGGCAAACGGAATCATTGACCGACTCCACGGCCTCTCCCGTATGTATAAGGAGAGCTCTGTCCACTACGCCTCTGGTCTGCAATCATTCCAGGCTGGCCCCATAAAAATTGATCGAGCCAAGCTTGGTCGTGAGCTCGGTGAGATTGACAAAACTTTCGAGAACATGAGGGGCAAGCTCGAGGAGGGTGACCCTCAGTCCATTAAGGACTTCCAAGACCTCGCCCAGGGCCTCGCCATGGCTGACGGTGATCCGCTTAAGCAGATGACTGTTCAGATGCTGTTCCGTGAGCTTGGTGGTAAGGCCATGATCAAAGTGATGTACAACTCGATGCTTTCGGGTCCCATCACTCACGCCCGTAACGCGATTGGCAACTTGTCAACGATGGTTCTGCGCCCTACGGCCATGGCTATCGGTCAAGCAATGAGTGGTGATATCAATGCTGCTAAAGCATCGATTTCTTCTCTATCTGCTGTTGTTGACTCATTCTCCGAGGCACTGTCTGCAGGTGGCAAGGCATGGTCGACAGGTACTCCCGCAGGTGGCGCAAAGTTCGAGGTGCATGAAAGCGAAGTCGCCCGGGGCCTTGAGCTGCTAAAGCAAGGTGCAACAACTGACTCTGAAAAGCGTGCTGCCAACTTTCTCGATATGTTGCACACCAATGCAGTTTTGAATGCACCTACTCGTGCATTGGCTGCAGGTGATGACTTTTTCAAAATCTTGAACGCTCGTATCGAGCTTAAGCGTCAGACAATGATGGAAACCTTGTCTGAAACAGGCACTCTCAAGTTTGACCCTGATAAGTACGCAAAGATTGCACAAGACAAAATTGTCAATGGTGAAGTTAAGGATGACGGTCTTCTGCGTATCGCTAAAGAACAAACCTTCCAACAAGACTTAGAAGGGGTAGCAAAGCAAGTTTCGGACCTTCTGGATAGCAACCCGCTGACAAAATACGCCGTCCCCTTTGTCCGTACTCCTCATAACCTAATGGTCTATGCCGGCACCTATACGCCTGGCATTAACCGCTTTCTTAAAGAAGCACAGGACATCCGTAGCGGTACCGATGAGGCGGCCAAGGCAATGCTCAAAGGACGTGTAGCCATCGGCTATGGCGTACTGGCTACTGGTTTCGGTTTTGCTGCAGCTGGCAACCTTACTGGCAACGGTCCTGCTGACCCTGAGCTTCGCAAAATCTGGCTTCAAAGTAACCAACCTCAGTCAATCAAAATCGGTGACAAGTGGGTTTCCTATGCCTCTATCGAACCCCTCAACGTGATGTTTGCGGCTGCTGCTGATCTTCAGCACGCTGCTCCATATCTAAAAGCGGGTGAGTATGACAGGTTGGTTTCTCAGCTGCAATACACCTTTGCTAAAGCAGTTTTCGAGCGTTCTTACATGAAAGGCTTGCAGACCGCTATTGGCTATCTAAACCCTCAAACCGTGGGTAACGTCAACTTTGCCCGCGAAGGTCTTAACGCTCTCAACACTTTTATCCCGTTCTCTGGCCTTCGTCGTCAGATGGCTAAGGCTCTGGCTCCTGATGTCTATGAGTTTAACAACGAACTCCAGGCCTCACTAACCCGCAGCTGGCCCGGTGGTAACTACCTGAGTGGCGCTGAGTCCGCTGTTGATATTTTTACTGGTCAGCGCAAGATCGATACGAAGGATCCTGGCATCCTTTTCCACTTCGCTAACCAGTTTCTACCGTTCAACATCTCCCAGGACAACAGTGACTATGTGATTGACAAGCTTGGTGAGCTTCAAATCGACACCCGCACTGACTTTGGTGACACCTATAAAGGCCTTGAGTTGAGTGCTGAGGACCGCGCTGGTATCAACCGCCTGGTGGCCAAGGGCAATCTGCATGGCCGCCTTGAGAAACTCATGCGAAGCCGTGATTTCCAACGTCAACTAGAAGAGTGGAAGAAGACTGTCGATAAGGGAATCACCGCACCGCGCTCTGAGCAGCTCTGGTATAAATCAATCACCAGGATGATCTCACAATCACGCCTACGTGCCGCAAGCCAATACGCCTCCTTACCCCGTGAAGAGACTGATGACTTTGGTGGACGCCTACAAGCCGCCCGCTACAGAAAACAGTTGCAAGGGAAAGGTCGATATGACGAGTTAATTAACTTCGGAAACTGAGTATGACGGCCCCAATTATTGAGAATACTTATACAGGGGACGGTTCGACCGTCCTCTTTTCATTTACATTTGAATATATCGAAGCGACTGACATTGAAGTCTCTATTGACGCTGTCACTGTCGCTACAACTGCATACGCCCTGGCCAACAGTACTACTATTGAGTTCACTACAGCACCTGCGTCTGGTGCTGCAATTCGTATCTACCGCAATACGACCGTTGATTCTCCAAAAGCTACCTTCTTCCCAGGTTCTGCTATTCGCGCACAGGATCTAAACGATAACTTCGAACAGATTCTCTTTGTTACCCAGGAAGCTGACGCGATCTCTGAGCGAGCTGAGACTGCAGCTGATGCAGCACAGATCGCAACCACTGCAGCCCAAACTGCAGCAGCTAGTGCTACTTCTGCTGCTAATACAGCGCAGGCTGCTGTCACCTCTGCACAAACTTCCGCCACTCAAGCTGCTGCAGACGCCGCTTCTGCAGCCGCAGATGCCTCCCAGGCGGCTACAGACGCAGCTACTGCTGTCTCTACTGCAAATACAGCCTCTGCAACAGCTACTCAGGCATCTACTGACGCCAGTAGTGCTGTTTCTACCGCTAACGCTGCATCTACCACAGCAAATACAGCGTCTACAAATGCTTCGAATGCTGTCACTACAGCAAATAGTGCCTCTGCTAACGCTTCTACAGCTTTAAGTACTTCTAATACTGCTGCAACTGATGCAAGTACTGCACTAAGTACAGCAAACACAGCATCGACAAATGCTTCGAACGCTGTTACTACGGCAAACGCTGCATCAGCTGCGGTCCAGGCTGCCTATTTGTTTGTAGAAATTGCCAATGTTGCAGCAATCCCGTCAAACCCTTCCAACAACGATGCTGTCCGTGTAGTTGACTCTACAAGCATCCAAACAACAAGCACTGTCCAGGGTGTCCCTACTGGATTTGTTGGTGATTCAGGTATCTTTGTAGACATTCTCTACAGCAGTAGTGCTCAGAAATGGAACTTTGTTAATTACAATGCAAACGATCCTGATGATCGCTATGGATACCCACCTTATGTTGACATCACTCGCCAAAATACAGTCGATGCAGCAACGCTATCAGGTCTTCCACTGAACAGTACACACCTTGGTGCGTTCACCGGTTCAACTATCAGCGATAGCATCAGTGTTAAAGCTGCTCTCCAGGAGCTTGAGACCGAGCTTGAAACGAAAGTCGACTCTGTTAATGGTCAAACGGGTGCAGTCACGCTGACTGCCTCAAGCCTGAGCGCTCTTCCAATTAGTGGTGGAACACTCACTGGTGACGTTACTTTCAACCCTGCAGAAGAACTTCGTTTTTTTGAAGCTCCTCCTGCTTTAGGAGGGTCTGGTACTCAAAACTATATCGCTATTGCGGGTCCAACTGTGTTGGATCAATCTGGGGGTACTGATGTTAATTACACCCTCACTCTCCCCACAGGGATGCCAGACGTTGCTGGCAAGGCAATCATCTCTGATCTCAACGGCAACCTCAGCTGGGGGTTTGCAGGCGGTGCTTCTGGTGGTGGAAACGACCAATGGGCTGTCGAACATGACAACACAATTACTACTTCTTACACCATTGGTACTGGTAAAAACGTCATTAGTGCCGGCCCGCTGACGGTTAATTCTGGAGCCGTTGTCACCGTACCCTCTGGATCTACCTGGACTATTGTTTGATTATGACTGTAAAAATTGACGGTACTAATACAGAAGCAAACCCAGCGTTTACCGGCGCTGACACAGATACGGGTTTGCAGTGTGGGAGTAATGAGGTAAAGCTGGTTACTGGTGGCAGCACCAGGGCAACGGTTGATAGTGCGGGGCGTTTTGGCATTGGCACCTCAGCGCCTGACGATACTCTTCACCTAGATGGCTCAACTGGTCATGGACTAAAGCTTACTGATAATAATTCGCATACCTTTGTTGTTCGGACGCATAGTGACGGTGGGATTATAAAAACTGCTAGCAATCATGCATTGTTGTTTGGCACTAATGACACGGAACATGCACGCTTTGACTCAACAGGGCGATTGTTGGTGAACAAAACTGGATCGCCAACTACTGGTGAAGGCTCTGAAGCTCCTGTTTTTATTCAGGGCAATACCACTAACGCCAGTGGTCCAGCCGTATTGGGATTGGCGCGTGGTCAATCCGCCTCAGAGATGAGTACTGGCGCGAGCTTAGGTATTATCACTTTCACAGATGACGCTGGTAATGACTTTGCAGAGATTAAAGGTGCTTGTGACGGCGGCGCTGGCAATAATGATCATCCAGGCAGATTATCAATTTTAACAACGCCTAATTCTTCAAGCAGCCCGACCGAGCGGTTCCGAATTAACAAAAGAGGATATGTCAAAGCTGGGACAAGAATTACACATAGCACGAATGGCGTAGCCGATTTGGACAGCGCAAGGCATGAGTTCACCAGCGATGACAATGGCTGGACCATGATCGTGACCCATAATTCTGGAGCCGCTAGCGAACACGAAGGTATTCTTATTAACTACAGGAATTCCCCTAATAACTCTGGTAACTCATATCTACAAGGAAACGATTCTAACGGGACAAGATTTAGAGTTTCCAGCAATGGTGGTCTACACTACTATCATAACAATAGCTCTAACCTTTCCGATCAACGCGAAAAGAAAAACATTGTCAACCTTGAAACTAAATGGGACAAGGTAAAAAGCTGGGATATTAAAAAATTTCATTACAACGAAGACGATGATAACGACGATCTCCGTTATGGCGTTATTGCACAGCAAGTTGAAGAGCACTGCCCAGAAGTTCTGACTGACTGGGTCAAGCAATCAGCTCAAGATGCAGTTCTTGATGAAGATGGCAACGTTGTCACGCCTGCTGTTGCTGAAGTAATACGCAAGGGTGTTAAAGAACAGCAGATGATGTGGATGGCAATCAAAGCATTGCAAGAAGCACAGACTCGGATTGAATCACTTGAAACGCAGAACACAGCACAACAGGCTCAGATCAATGATCTGCTAGCCCGAGTTACCGCACTGGAGGCAGCAGAATGAGCATTAAACTAAAAGGAAGTACAGACGGGAGCGTCAATCTACAGGCTCCCGCCGATACCAGCCCGACTGGTAGCGATATTACGCTGACCCTGCCTACCTCGGCGGGATCTGCTAATCAATTTGTTAAAAACGCTGGTACTGCTGGCGAGCTGGAATACTCCAGCATGGTCGAAACCAGCTCTGGCATTGAACTCGCCAATAACACAGGTTTGCTTATTGAAAATACCGGTGGTACGGCACGCCGAGTTGTTCATATAGACACAGACAACAATCTCTACCTAAATTCAAGTCCAGAAGACAATAGCATTATTTTTCAAAGCGGTGGTGCTACTGAAGCCGCCCGCATCGATCCCGATGGACGGTTGTTGGTGAACACAACAACTAACCAAGACGGCTACTTGGTGCAAGTGAAAGATGGTGATGTTTCATTGACAAAACTAACTTCAGCGGCCGGTGGCAATGATGTAGATATGCTCAGGTTCAGAGTACATAACTCTGCTAACACCTCAGAAAATGCGTCTCTTGGTGGGATAAGCGCAGAAACTGTTTCTAATTGGGGTGGAAGTCTTACATTTCACACAAAACCAAATAACGGCTCTCCCAATGAAACCGTCCAAGAGCGGATGAGAATCGATAGCTCTGGGCGGTTGATAGCTGGATCAACTGCTACCTGGGATGCCAGTATTGGTCACCAATTTAGAGCCGTAACCGGTAGTGGTTGGGCATTAAACGCAAACTCAACTAATACCGGCTCATCAAATCATTTGCTTGTCACTACAGGCAGAAATAGCTCAGGCGATAATTTGATCTTGGTCGAAACTAATCATGGAGCGCTTGGTGGTGCGGGAACTACAATGCGATTCAAGGTTAATGGCGATGGCAATATTTATGCTACAAATACAACAGTACAGTCTGCTTCTGATGAAAGGTTAAAAGAAAACATCAGAGACTCAGAAGACGGACTTGCAGTAATTAACCAGTTGCGACCTGTTCGTTTTGACTGGAGGCAAGATCAAACATATAACGAAGGCACAAATCAACTTGGGTTTATCGCTCAAGAAGTTGAACAAGCGTTTCCTGAAGCAGTTGGAATTGCTCCGCTGCCATCTGATTTTACTGGTGACGATCCTCAATACAAAACAGTTGCACCAGGAGCATTTATTCCTGTTCTTGTAAAAGCATTGCAAGAGGCTAGTGCCAAGATTGAAACCCTAGAAACACAGAACGCCGACTTGCTGGCGCGTGTAACAGCATTGGAGGCAGCAGAATGAGCACAATCAAAGCGAATAAACTAGAGCACATCTCAACCGCTAACGGTGGCATCCAGCTAGATAACTCTGGTCACGTTACCGTTGACGGCTTACAGATGCCGACTGCCGGTGCGTTAAGCAGCAGAAATCTTGTGGTGAACGGAGCCTGTCAGGTAGCCCAACGCGGCGCATCTGGTACCAGCAATGGATACAACTGTGTCGATCGATTCGGCAGAGACGTAAATCTAGGCACCGGAACGTTTACTGATTCCCAGCAATCATTAGGACCAAGCGAGGCTCCTTACGACAAAGGTTTCAGAAAGTTTTTCCGTACATCTAGCTCAAGTTCATCAACACCTGCAGGTACCAGCTACTTGCAAGTCCGTTACAAAATAGAATCTCAGGACATTGCTAGCAGCGGCTGG